ATGTAGATGTCCCAGGAGGCACTATACGAGATGCTCTGATGCCACTACCTTATAAAGAACCAAGTGGTGTACTAGCACAGCTGTTAGCTGTTATCGTAGAAGGTGGTCAGCGTTTTGCTAACATAGCAGACATGAAGATAGGGGATATGGGTCAAGAAGCACCTGTTGGTACAACTATCGCGATGTTAGAACGTGGCAGCAAAATAATGTCAGCTATACATAAACGTCTACACTATGCTCAAAAAATAGAATTTAAACTATTAGCTAGAGTTTTTGCTGAATCTCTGCCAACAGAATATCCTTACGATGTAGTTGGTGGTTCACGTACTGTGTACGCTAAAGATTTTGATGGGCAGGTAGATGTTCTTCCAGTAAGCGACCCGAACATATTTAGTATGAGTCAACGTGTCGTATTAGCACAAACACAACTACAGCTAGCACAAAGTGCTCCTGAGTTACATAATTTAAGAGAGGCTTACTTTAAGATGTACACTGCGCTAGGTGTACAAAATATAGATGAAATACTGGAGCCACCAGAAGACATGTCTCCTAAAGACCCAGTGCAAGAAAACCAAGACGCACTTATGGGCACACCCTTAAAAGCATTTTTAGAGCAAAACCACGATGCTCACATTGCAGCCCATATGGCATTTATGCAAAACCCAATGGTACAGCAAAATCCTGCTGCACTACAAGGACTACAAGCACACATACAAGAACATCAGGCTATGAAGTACAGATTACAAGTACAGCAAATTCTAGCCGAGCAAGGTATGGAACTTCCACCAGAAGGACAACCAGTGCCAATGGAAATACAGAATCAAATTGCTATGTTAGCAGCAGAGGCAACACAGCAAATAACAGGACAAGAGCAAGCCTTAATAGAAGCACAACAAATTGCCCAGCAGCAACCTCAACTAGATCTAGCTAACAAACAGCTTGAACTACAAGGTATGGAAATACAGAGAAAAGCACAAGCTGATCAACTACGTGCTCAAACTGAACTGACTAAGGCAGAAATGGATGCACAGACTTCTCTAGCAAAAGCAGAGAAGAATGAGGACATTGCCCAACAGAAAATTGCAGCTTCTCGTGAGAAAGATGCAATGGATGCAGAACTCAAGTCTCAGAAATCTTATGGAGAAATTCTTAAGCAAGTAAAAGACGCAGAGGAAAAAAGTGAGTAATCAATAGGAGAAAAACATGCCAAAGAAAAATAAAAAGATAAAAGGCTACAGTGAAGGTGGTCTTCATTCAAAAAAGAAAGTTATGAAAACGAGAGGCACTGGTGCTGCCACAAAAGGTTTAAATTTTCATAGTTCTGATTAATGGACTATATAAAGGTTGTCGAGTACCTACTCAGGAAGTACAGAGAACGTTGTGCTGCTTTAGAAGAAACACTCGCATCGGGAGGTGTCGCTAATTTTGAGCAATACCAACGCGTCGTCGGAGAGATATCAGGTCTTCGCTCTGCCGAACAAGAAATACTTGACCTGCAAAAAAATATGGAGAAAGAAATAGATGACTGATAAAAATGTTGTACCAGACGTGGTCATGAATTTTGATAAAGGAACTAAAGCTGAGGAAGAAATCGTAGAAGAGAAATCCGTAGAAGAAGTTGCTTCTCAAGTAGATATTTTACCACAGCCAACAGGATACAGAGTATTGATACTGCCACGAGGTAGGTCTGCTGTAACTGATGGCGGAATTCAATTAGTTTCTGAAACGATTGAAAGAGACACAGTATCCTCAGTTGTAGGATATGTTATTTCTCTTGGTCCAGATGCCTATAAGGATACTGTAAAGTTTCCTGAAGGTGCTTGGTGTCAAGAGGGAGAATGGGTGCTTTTCGGCAGGTATGCTGGTGCTCGCTTTAAAATTGACGGAGGAGAACTTCGTCTTTTAAATGATGACGAGATATTAGCTAGAATACCAGACCCTGAAGCAGTTGATTATTAATAACCAACATGGAGGAAACCATGCAACAAGAAGAAAATCTTGCCGTAGAAGAAGCAGTAGAAGTTGAGCTTCCTGCTGAAGAAAAAGAGAATGAAGAAAAAGAGAATGAGATAGAAGTTGTAGAAGCTGAAGCCGAAGAAACTAAACCTGAGGAGAAATCTGAACAAGAAGAGTATAGTGATTCTGTTCAGAAAAGAATAAACAAGCTAACCTACAAACTTAGAGAAACAGAAAGACAAAGTGAGGAAGCACTTTCTTGGGCTCAAAAAGTTCAAAAAGAAAATGAAAGTCTAAAAAAGAAAGCTGACTCTGCGAATACAGCTATGTTCTCTGAGTATGACAATAGAATTAACACAGAATTGGATGCTGCGAAAGCGGAGTACAAAGATGCCTTTGATCGTGGTGACACAGATGCAATAGTTTCAGCAAACGAGAAACTTGCTCGTTTGTCTGTAGAAGCAGAAAGTTTGCGTCGTGTTACAGAGCAAAGAAAAAGGTCGTCTGAAAATCCCACGGAAGAAGCACCAACGCTTCCTAACGCAGCAGAGCAACAGGCGAGCACTGTCCCAGCACCACCTGATCCCAAAGCACAGGAATGGGCACAAAGAAACTCATGGTTTGGACAAGACCAAGGTTTAACTTTTGCTGCATTCGGTGTCCACAGGGAACTTATGGAAGAAGGCTATGATGGTAAGACTGATGAGTATTACACAGAATTAGACAATAGGCTTTCCAAATTTGGAATTAGCACCTATAATGAAGATCGAGAACAAGTTTCCGACTCTCCCGTGCAGAGAGTAGCGAGTCCAACAAGACAAGCAAGAAATAAAAAAGCACGCAGTAAGACTGTAAAACTCACACAGAGTCAAGTAGCAATAGCGAAAAAACTCGGTGTGCCTCTTGAAGAGTATGCTAAATATGTTAAAACACAATAAGGAGTAAAAAATGACAGAAAAAGATACAAACGAACAAGTAGATGAATCTGTTGCTACGGATCGATCTCCTCGATCTGCACAAGCACGAGACAAACAAACTCGCAAAACACCATGGGCACCACCCTCTGCCCTAGATGCACCACCTGCACCTCCAGGTTTTAAGCATCGTTGGATTAGAGAATCTATACTCGGACAAGACGATAAGACTAATATGTCTAAGCGTCTACGTGAAGGTTTTGAACCTGTGCGTGCGGAAGAGTTTCCAGATTTCGAAGCACCAACGATACAAGACGGAGTACATGCTGGTGTAATCGGAGTAGGTGGGCTGATCCTGGCAAGAATACCTGAGGAAACAGTAAATGAACGGAAAGAGTATTTCGATAGTCTTACCGCAGACGCGATGCGTGCTGTTGACACAGATTTAATGAGAGAAAGCGACCCAAGTATGCCTATTAGTAGACCTAATAGAAACACAAAGGTTACTTTCGGAAGAGGATCTTAGGTAAAACTAAGATATTTTAACAACATATTTTATAAGGTAAAACAATATGGCAAATGTAAATGATCCAGATGGTTTTACTCCCGCATATCATATGTCTGGTGGTGTAATCAGACCTCAAGAGTTTGCGATAGCAAGTGCTACAAATGCCTCGATTTTTTCGGGCGACGTAGTTAATCTCTCAAGTGGTTTGGTTATACAGGGTACTGCAACAGGTACACCATTGGGCGTATTTTACGGAGTAGAATACACAGCGACTTCAGGCGAAATCATCTTTGCGAAGATGTGGACGGCTGACACCGCAACACTAGGTTCTGCAAATGCGAAAGCGTTAGTATATGTCGATCCTGATATTGTCTACGAGGCTCAGTCAACGGGCACTCCAACACAAGCATCAGTTGGTACAACATACACGATTTCAACAACTGCAGGTGATACAGCAACAGGTCGATCAAAAGAAGGTGTGACAGCTACAACTTCTAGTGGTATTGCGACAGTAGTAGGTTTTCCCGACAAACCATCAAATTCTATTGGACAATATGCTAGAATGCATGTAATATTCCCAGCTTCTGTGTTCGGCAATAACTAAAGAGGTAATTAAAGATGGCAATTAATAGAGCACAATTAGTGCAAGAACTAGAGCCTGGCTTAAACGCTCTCTTTGGACTTGAATATAGCAGATACGAAAACGAGCATTCTGAAATTTTCGATACAGAAAATTCAGACAGAGCGTTTGAAGAAGAAGTTATGCTTTCAGGTTTCGGTGAAGCACCTGTGAAAGGAGAAGGCTCATCAGTCTCATACGACTATGCGCAAGAAACTTACACAGCAAGGTACTCTCACGAAACTGTGGCATTAGCTTTTGCTTTAACTGAGGAAGCTATAGAAGACAACCTTTATGATAGCCTTTCAGCTAGATACACTAAAGCATTAGCTAGGTCAATGAGCCAAACTAAGCAAGTGAAAGCTGCAAATGTTCTTAATAATGGTTTCTCATCCAGTTATCCTGGAGGGGATGGTAAGGAGTTATTCGCTACTGACCACCCAACTTTGACTGCTGGAGATCAAGCCAACGAGCCAAGTACAGCTGCTGATTTGAACGAAACTTCTTTAGAAAATGCAATGATTGATATTGCTGGATTTAAAGATGAGCGTGGTTTAAAGACTAACGTTCAAGCTAGAAAGTTAATCGTTCCCCCAGCACTTCAGTTCGTAGCTGATAGACTGTTAAACACTCCTGGAAGAGTGTCAACTTCTGATAATGATATAAACGCTATCAGAAACATGAGCATGCTTCCTGAAGGTTACACAGTTAATCACTTCTTAACTGATACGGATGCGTTTTTTGTAAAAACTGACGCACCTAATGGGCTGAAACATTTTGTAAGGGCATCAATGTCTACTGGAATGGAAGGAGACTTCGAGACTGGTAACATGCGTTACAAAGCAAGAGAAAGATATTCTTTTGGTTTTAGTGATTGGCGTGGTATTTACGGATCCCCAGGAGCGTAAATAATCGTTTAGACGAAAGTAAGGGAGGCTTCGGCTTCCCTTTCTTTTTTTCGACAATAGGTATAGAATAAAAGTCTAGGGTAAATTAATTATTCTATCAACTGACCTAGCAGACAAGCCAAGATGATAGAAGTTATTTCCAAAGGAGGAAATTATGGCAAATTCGACGTTTAATGGACCAGTCAGGTCTGAAAATGGTTTCAAAACCATTGATATCAATTCAACCACAGGTGCAGTTACTGACGGCATGGTGGTTAATAAGGATGGTAATTTTTATAACGATGCTGGTGGGCATATTCAATATGCTGCTACTACAGGTTATGGACCAGCCGACCTTATTATAGGTAAAGGCGGAAGCCAATACGGAACAGCTAACCCTTATGCTGAAAGTTCAACACAACTTTTTCCATTAGGTTCTACGCTGGTGTATGGTAATAACGTGTATCGCTATGTTGAAATAGGTGGAACAGCAGTAACTGCTGGTAAACTTCTACAACATAAAGCTATTGTTTCTGATCATGCTAACATGACAGCAACAGCAGCAGTAGATGCAGGTGAAACTGCTATCTCTGTAGAAACAGGTGGTACTGACTTAACACTTAATCAATACGCAGATGGATATCTGTGGGTAAATGATGTGAATGGTGAAGGGCAAATGCTTAGAGTAAAATCTAATCCTGCTCATGACCACTCAGCTGACCCTTCCGTTGTTATTACTTGTTATGATGCACTTGTTACTGCTTTAACCACAAGTTCACAGTTATCACTAATTGAAAACCCAAACACTAACCTTATTGTTGCACCAGCAACAGAAACAGGTGCTTTAATGGGTGCTACTGTTATCGATATGACTGCAGACTACTATGGTTGGGCAGTTATAAAAGGTCCAGCAGCTTTATTAACTGTAGGAACATTAGTTGTGGGTAACGCAGCAGTTCGTTCAGGTGGTACAGCAGGTGGAGTTGCACCAGCAACAGATAACGTACTACAAGAAGTTGGTGATGTTATGGCTGTTTCAGCCACTACTGAGTATTCATTAATTAATATGAATATAGGTTAATAAAGGAGTAAGTAATGGCAGATGCAGTTACAAGTCAAAAAATTGTAGATACTGACAGAACGCTTGTTTATAAATTTACTAATATCTCTGATGGTTCTGGGGAGTCTTCTGTTAATAAGATAGACGTTTCAGGACTAAACACTAACAAAGAAGGACAGACTTGCACAAGAGTAACCTTAACACAACTATGGTACGACATAGGTGGGATAAGAGTTACTCTTGAGTGGGACGCGACTTCTAATGTTGTGTGTGCGGTTTTAGGAGGTAGTGCAGCAGCAGGAGTCGTCTCAGGATACTATGACTTTAGAAAGTGGGGCGGAATTCCTAATAATGCAGGTAGTGGTATAACTGGTGATCTAGATTTAACGACTCATGGGCATACCAACCATGATCATTACACAATAGTAGCCGAATTTATTAAAAGTTATTAATAATGGCAACTTCAGGCACTAAGTCTTTTAGCTTAGACACAGCAGAAGTAATCGAAGAAGCATACGAACTTGCTGGTTTGGAATTGCGAACAGGTTATGATGCTGCTACAGCCAGAAGGTCTCTTAACATTATGTTTTCTGATTGGGCAAATAGAGGCATCAATCTTTGGACAGTTGAACAGGTCTCCCTAGACCTTACTTCAGGCACATCTTCATACACACTGAACGCTTATGATGTGGATGTGCTTGAGGCTATTGTTAGAGTTTATGACAGTACGTCAAGCACAACTTATAGTGATATATCTATTGAAAGAATAAGTCGCTCTGAGTACTTAGGTATTCCTGACAAGGTTGCTACAGGAAGACCTTCTCAATACTATGTTGATAGAAAAGAGACACCTGTGCTCAAACTCTTTCCAACCCCAGACAATGTTACAACATACAAGTTCATAAGCTACAGAATACAACGTATAGACGATGTGACGGCTTCGGCACAAGATCAGGAAGTGCCAAGCAGATTTATACCTTGTATGACAGCAGGACTTGCTTTTCAGATTGCTCTGAAAAGAAACCCACAGAAAGCAGCAATACTTAAAGTTGAGTATGAAGAGGCTTTTAACCGAGCAGCAGATGAGGACAGGGAAAGAGCAAGCATTCATTTAACACCGAGAGTGAGGTACTGATGGCATACTCTAGTGGCAAATATGCGTATGGCATTTGTGACATAAGTGGGTTTAGGTACAAACTAAACGAGATGAAGAAAACATGGGATGGTCTTTTAGTTGGACCAGACATGTATGACCCTAAACACCCACAAAGAGAACGTAATAGAAAAATAGCAGATCCTGAAGCACTGCTTGACCCAAGACCAGAGGTTAAGTCTACGATTAGTTTAGGTATTGTTAGAGTTAGCAATCCCAAGAACACAGCTGGTGTAAGTTCACCAACGATGTATGCTCTAACGAGCAATACGATAGGGTCTAGTTTTTCTGGGCAAAAAGGAACGGGAGAAGTAGGGGAGGTTACCATAACAACATCATGAGCTGGACTA